TTCAACCAATCAAAATCATTGATATAATTTAATTTGTCTTTGTTTTCAGTTCCAAATTTTCTACCTTGTTGTGCGCCTTCAATAGCAAAATCACCATAAGGTCTATTTGCACCTTTACTACACCATACATCTAATCTTTGTTCTGTCTCTTTATCCTCTTGTCTATCGATCACTTTGGAACTTAGTTTTACACACTCCCTAAAAGCACTTTTCCAAGCACTGAAAGGATCTGAATTAAATGCTGTGATGTTTGATACTTGTTTTATTGCTTTAAAATTTTTAGAAATGCTTGTGGTCATGTCTGTTGTATCTGTGTCCAGTTCTAATGTTAAGTGCTTTGGCAATAATTTTACTCCACCATATCCGTACTGTAAATCATTGATCGGATTACGACTCTGCCACACATGAACTGTTTCTAAATTGTATTGATCTACATCATAATCAAAATTAAAATCATTTACAATTTGTGCGTCAGCATCAACTACCCAAAACATTTTTGTAACAGATGTTTTTGCGGCTTCAATGTGTGCTTGATGAATACCTTTTACTCCTTGTACACGTTGAGCAATGGGAAATCGTTCACACAAAGTTTTATAATTATGATCTGCTAATGCTTCGTTGTAACTTATAAACACAATATCGTACATTATAATGTTTTCCTCATTATTCTTGGAGTATTAAGATAAACTTTTTTAAAAAATTTGCTTTGTTCCACAGTTAATGGTTCAATGGGCAGTTCAATATCTTGTTCGTTAGTAATCTTTTTGCCTAAGTCAATACTGTCTTTATAAAAATCAACTTTAATGTCATCATGAAGTTCAAACTTCCAATACTTTTCAAAATATCTATATTCATTTGCCTGACTAAAGTCCCAATCTGTACACATTGTAAGGTAACAACCTGTCCTAGCACCATGAATAGCATGAATGCCGTAAGTGTTATCCATGCCCACTGTCATCCAGACAAGTAATCGTTGATAATTTTGCCACCATAAGTCTTTTGGTGCTTGTCTAACATTTTTATCCAAACTCATTTTTACACCTTCTCTAAATCCTGCTCTCCAGGCTTGGTAAGCAGATCCATCTATGTAACTGGTTGAATAGTTGTCGTTGAATTGATAGTAATTAGGAAAATGACAAAATTCTATTACATTTTTATTGTTACTTCCTTCTAATCCATCATGATTCTCATGTGTTTTCATATTTTTAACAAAGTCCTTGGTCCAACATTTTAAACTGCCATTGCCATATTTTAAACCATTTAGATCAATATTGCCACACCAACTGAATTGATAGGTGTTGTCTACGCCTAACGATTTTAAATCTACTATTACATTAAGAAAGTCTTCATGCACCTGCGTATCTGCATCCACTGTTATAAATCTTTCTGTGTCAGATATCTCTGCCGCTTTTTTATGTGCTGTGTCAAAGCCTTTTACGCCATGCACACGTTTTGCCCAAGGGATCTTTCTTTTTAAATCAGCAAAATTTTTTTCAGCATTGGGCTCATCCACACTTAAAAATACAAAATCCATTTCAGATATCTTTAAAATCATTGCGTTACCTCATATGAATAATTGTAAATCTTACGACAAAACAATCTGGGCGTGGCAGTTGAATTATGATCAATCTGCATATTACCATTTGTGCATAGTTCTGACAAGTCGATATTGAATGAATAATCAAGCACACTGGTGTTATCTGCCGGTGTAGTAAAAAATTTAAAAATATTATTTTTTTGTTTTACTGTTTTTTGAATCAAGTCTTTTAATTCATCATCGATACTGATATTCCATTTCTTATTTTTTAAGTCTAGCATAAATCTAATACATGAATCTTTATCATTTTTTACTATCTCATACACTGTTTTGTTTATGTGATCGACTTTTTCTATTTCTGTTTGAGTTTTAGCAGTGACAACATACTTAGATTCCACAATATACTCATTATTTTTAAATGTAACTTTGTAGTCTGCTAAATGCTTTGATCCTACATGTATTTGATCTGCTAATTCTTTTGTAATTTCTACACTGTGACCTTGTTTTTCAACACTGCAACCTAGCACCTCATCAGTTTCCGGATCAAAATGGAAATAAAAATTAACTTCAGGTCGTATTACATCAAATTCTAGTGGAGGTCTTATTTTCATTGTAGATGCTCCAACACTTGGTCTGTTAAAAAATTATCTTCAACGTAATGAAATAATCCAGATTGTTTTATATTACCTACAAATAACTCAGATTGCGAATTGATATTGTAATCAAGTTGTTCAGTCCATAAATTCAACTGACTTTGATAGTTCTGTATTTTAGGTTTCATGTGCGTGAACGTTAAATTGTTATGTTTGCTGAAAACCTTATGCTGGATTCCAAGTATCTTTATTGCTATGGCAGTGGCAACATCCATACTGCACCAGGATTGTGTTTTATTTTTTGTAAAACGTTTGCTGTACAATTCATAATTTGTAACAATGTCTTTTAACAAGTTAAAAAATATTTCATTGTTCTTACATTTTTGAAAATAATGAAATCCACAATACACATTAGGTAATGAATTTTCAACAAATACTTTTCTATAGTAATCACTTGTTACCCAGTCATTTCTATAAGTTTTAACTTTATCTGTATAATATAATTCATATTGACTCAATTGTTTCCACCAATGATCAATGTTTTCCAACAATAACATATCCACGTCTAACACAATAGATTGATCAAATGGACTTATCGGATAAATTTTACACCTATTATTCACTTTCCATTCATTGTCTACTGCTAGGTCTTCTCCGGGTATATCTTTAATAAAGTTAAAATGTTTTTGATATTCTTTTGGAACATCAATGTCCGTGATTAAACATACCTGTTCATTAGGCATAAATTTTTTAATACTGAGACTACAAGCGACTGCCTGCTTTAGATAATCACAAGCATCGTTCTTCTGTACAAATAATATAAAGCCTCTATTCAATTTCATCTATAATTTTATTCAATCCTATTTTATTCATTATGTGTATATTCATATCTTTTATTTGACACTTGATGCCTCGTTCAAATGTAAAATTCCATTTGTTGTCCACATAGGAATCTACACTGTCTTTATCTGTCACATAAAACAGTTTACTAGGCAACTGTTTGGGCCAATTAGTTTTAGCGAAATCATTAATTGTGTGAATTGCTATGGCAAATGCAAAGTCATTTCTATAAATTGTGTTCCCAATTTGATATTTGAATCTATAAAATTCCCATTCATTTTTTATATGATTGATTAATTCAAATAAAATTTTAGTTCTTTCAGTTTTTTTAAAATAAAACACTGTGGCCCAACACATTTCAATACCAGTATCACTGACATATTTCATTTCTTCAGTGTATCTGGATTCAAAATCTATGTGTTGTGCTTTGTAGTTGATTAAGAAATCTTCTTTACTGTGGAATACTTTGTTAAGATTGCTATTTGCCACAATGTAATCTGTATCCATTACAATTGTTTCATCATATGGAGATAACGAATAAGCATCAGGTCTTGAAGTGTTGTTCCAAAAATCTTCGTAACGTGCTGTTGCATTATTAAAAGTTTTTGTTTGATTAGTTGATGGCTTGTTTACCACAATAACATGATTAAAATTGTTATGATCTTCGTTAAATTTGTCTGATGTGATTAAACACACTGGCAAATCAAGATGCTTTTTTATCTGTCCTGCACAAAAGTTTGCCTGTTTGACATAGTCCACAGTGCTATTGTTATGTGCAAAAAGTAAAACTCCTTTTGACATGATTAGATCTCACCTTTATCTTTCACTATTTGATTATATTCTACAAAATATTGATTAAGATTGCGTTGATACAAGTCAGTAATATCACTGTGAAAGGATTTAATGTCTGTAATTTTCACAGGAAGTTTATAATCATCAAGGAAGATTGCTTCATTAGTTTTCTTAATGTTCATTAGTGTTAACGAATAATTGATAAGGTTTAAATCAACAGTGAATTGGTGTCCTTGAGTGTATAAGATATTGTTCTCAAGACATTTTTCTTTTAACAATTTTATTTGATTGTTAAATGTTTTTAGACGCTGTGCGTATTCCAAAGATTTTGATAAGGATTCATCCATAATATTAAGAATATTATACTTGATTTTTGGATATAAGTCAAATTATAGATTAGAAATTATCGCCAGAACCTCGTGCAACACCTGGTGCAGTACCAATTACGTCTGTGATTGCTGTCGCTGTGTAGACATAACTTCTTAAGTTGCCAATGTTTTCGTCTGGATTACCGCCTGATTGGTCTCTCCACGTCATTGTGAATCTGATTTGAGTTGAGCTGGTTGACTGCACATCCACATAGTAATCGTTGGCAGAGTATGCTCCACCTCCTGCATCAAAGTTTGATAATAGTCTTTGTGAGGCTCCTGTTAATTCATAGTTTCCTATTGCCGCTCCATCCACTGTACCATTTCCTGTGTGAGTGGTTGCATGAGCACTGAATTTTAAATTTCCGCCCATTACTGAATTCCAAGAAGTTCCTTTTGAACTGCTGTCTGTTGTGCTGGATGAAATTTGAATGAATCCACCTGCATTAAAATAATGTCTTCTAGCATCTGCTGATGTGAAATTTACATTGTTGATCAACGTGATTGTGCCATTCCAAGCACTTCTTGTATTGTTTCCAGCAAGTACAACTGATTGCTGTGTTGAATCAACTGTTAATCTATTTGTGCTGACTGTTGTTGCCAATGCTTCATATTGATCCCAACCTGTGTAACTCACGCCATCATTTTCTTTGATCAAGTCTCCTTGATTGACTGCTTGAATTAAACTTGACGCTGGGTTGCCACCTGTTTGGTGTTTGTATGCTTTTCTTAAATCTTCGTATGAATTGTTAATGTTCTGTGCGTTGATTAAATCACCAACTTGTACAGATTGAGTTGTAAGTGTTTGTCCATAGCCAGTGTCACCTGAACCATTTCCCAACACATTATCAATTTGCTGTCTTAGAGTATTGAATCTATTTGCTGTTACTAAAGCCATTGTATTTTATTCCTACTAATTATTTATTAAACGTAGTGCGACCTCAACTAATTTCATGGATTCATCTGCATTTGTTTCTAAAGCAAAACCTACCAATTGTCCTTTTTTGGTAGCAGTTGCCATACCAAGATCTTTCGCATATACTTTTTGACCTTTTTCAACTGGGCCTTCAACTTTAACTGGCACACGACCAACAAAAGCAATCGCTTGTCCTTCAGCATCCTTGTTCATTAAAAATCCTGGATTGCCTGATATAACACCAAAAACATTTCCACCAAATGGACCACCATCAAAAAATGCTGTTGTTTCTGCGTCACCGCCAATTGCCATAACAGTTCCCACATCGTATGTTTGGTCTGTTGTGTAGATCTCTGCCAAGTCAGCATAAGAAGCCTGTGTTGCTCTACCATTGAATACACTGGCAGTAATTTCTCCTGACCCATCTCTCAATGCCACTGTGTTGTTCACAGCATTTGTAGAACCTAAATAAGTTTGTGCACCAAACTCAATACCAGAAGCACTGTCTGCCAAACCTTTGAAATAGTTAGCATGTACTTCATACCATTTGTCTGTTACTATACCTAAATTTTTATTACCAGTTCCTGGAATAATTCCATCTGTGTTAACAAAAGCAATTTCATTAACAGATCCAGAATCATTTACTTTTAAAGAAATCTTGTTGCCTATTTCATTGGCAATAGATCCTTCTGTGCCATTCTCGATTGAAACTTTTAAATCATTTGAATCACCCACTGTAAATCCTACATCGCCAAATCTAACAATGCTAGAGAAAGCACTTGCTCCTGATCTGATATAATCAGATGCTTCAAATCCACCTAATCTATCTGAGTTAGATGCTGTACCCCAATATCTGGCATCTGTGGATGTTACACCGTTTGTTGTAGATTGAGTATTGACTAATGTGATACCTTTTTTAACAACATCAAATCCTGTGATTGTGTTGGTTGGGTCTGTTGTACCTATTGTGAATCCTGATGAACTGAATATCATTGTAGTGATATTGTTAATTTTACCTTCTATGATAATTTGATTGGCATCTAGATTGTCTTTGATTTGTCTTGAAACAAATTGAGTAACTGTGCTACCTGTTCCTTGTGGACCTACAAGAATGAAACTTGTTCCGTCCCAAGCATACAATTGACTGTTTGCTGAATCCCACCAAAAATCACCAGTGGTTAATCCTACTGGAGCAGTTGTGCCAACTTCAGCACCACCTGTTGTTCTAAATTTTGTTCCATCATAAAATTTTAATTTGCTTGAAGATGAGTCAAACCATATTTGACCGCCCAATGGACGACTTGGTTGACTGCCACTTGCAAAATTTTCTAATAGATGTAAAAAGTTTTCGTTTTGGATTTCACCGTAACCAGCGTAATTTTTACCTATAAAACGTAAGTTAGTTGTGTTGTCAATAGTACCGTCTTCTACAGTTGCTATCAGTGTTCCATCAAATTTGTTAACAATATATGCCATAATACCCTTTGTTTCTTATATTTATCGTTCCTATGAAGTTAATGTAAGTGTTATCTCCCTGTCAAATGTCCACGCACCACCATTGACACCAAATTGTAATAATTTTCTTGTGGGTGCAAATGTGATTGATCCAGTTACGTTTGAAGCATTTGATAACTCTTCTATCACCTGTTTGTTTGCATTACCTACCACAGTAGTTCTTTCCACAGTACCAACTGTACAAGTTGCACTCTGCCAACCTGCCGCAGAAGTGTCTAAATTAATTGTGAAACTTACAAAGTTTGGACTTTCTGCTGGAAATTCTGCCGCCTGTATTGTGTAGTTGCCATCTATGTTGGCTGACACACCGTTCACCACAGTTGTGCCTGAAATCACTATTGCTTGAGCACCTTCATAATAGTGCGAAGCAGTTGTGGTAATTTTAGTTGTTGCTAATAAATTTGGATCTTGTGCACCAAATGTAACACTGGAAATAGTTCTTTGCATCACAGTTATTGTTTGATCCACTTGAGCATAATTTTTTAAACCTGAGAAATCAATGGTTGGTATTGTGAATCCGCCACCCGTTCCATAATCAACAGTCAACACTCTTGCTAAAGCACCATCGCTTCTTGCAGGGATCACACTGTTTGCAAACACACCTAATGGTGGTTCTGCAGATCCGCTTCCGTATCCTGCAACAGGATATAATGTTTGTAAAACTTCTCTTGTGTTTAGATAATTGTTTGCTACTGTGTTTTGTGTAAATCCTGACACATCTAATTGTAAACTGATAATCGTTGAACCATCTGTGTATTCTTTTGTGGCAACATCAGAAGCATTTACTGGTGTTCCAACTCCTGTAATTCTTTTGTTACTTAAAACTTCTATTGCCGCTGTGTCTGAACTTAATTTTAACGACTCAGCATTTTGACTAGTGATTGTGGATCCATTAATGTTTACATCGTCCACATCTAAATTAACAAGTGTTCCCACAGATGTTAATGATGAACCTGCAACTGTTCCGCCTAGAGCAGTTTCTGTTAGCACAGTGTTGGTATTAATTTTAATACCTCTGCCTACAGCAAAGTCTAACCATTCCGAACTGGTCCAAGCATCTGTACCGTCTGCCCAAGCAAATGTTTTATCACCGTCTGCAGATTTTAAAGTAATTCCGCCACCGTCTGCTCCAGCATCGTTGGTTGTTACGCCATCGCTGTTTAAGTTTAATTCTATATTTTTATCTTCAACTCTTAAATTTACTGTGTCGACTGATGTTTGTGTTCCACCCACAGTTAAATTGCCATCAATGATTGTGTCTCCGCCTACATGTAATCTTGCTGTTGGAGTTGTTTTGTAAATTCCAACTGCAGAAGCAGAAGCATCTATTTTAAATGCAGAAACTTCAGCCGGTGTTCTCACTTTTATTTCAACATCTTGATTGGATAATTGATTTGCTATCGTGAATGCATTGTTAGTGAATTGTAATTTTGTGTTTTGATTTAATCCAACAGTTAATCCTGCATTGTTTTGAATTGTTAAAGCACCTGTAGTGATGTCATCACTGTCTGACACCAAATATTGATCTGCTGTACGCACAATGCCATTACCATCAACCAAAGATTCAGCAATAGTGGCTGTGCCTTTGTATTTGTAATCTGTTCCTACTGTGTTAAATCCTTTTGATATTAATCCTGTTGGGTTAGACGCTGTAACAAGTTCTGTTATTCTTGCTGTCGTTGTCGGCGTAAATGTAGCATTTGAATGAACTCCAACAAGGTTTCCGCCAACAAACATTTTAACGATGGTTTGTGTAGTATTTTGTGTGTCAATCACACTTGCCACTTGATGACCTGATGTGCCTTGTGCTGTTGAATAAGAAGGTCCTACTAATTGTAATCTCACACCATCGTAGAAATACATTTGACTGGTAACACTGTTGATCCAAAGATCACCTGCAACCATGTTAGGTTGTGTTTCAGTTACTGTGGTTCCACCTGATGATGTAAATGCTGATCCGTTGTAAACTTTTAATCTATTTTCTGCTGTGTCAAACCAAAGTTGTCCTCTGATTGGATTTATTGGAGCAGATGCGTTAGCAAAATTTTCTAATAACTGTATGAAATTTTCATTTAATACTTCACCGAATCCTGAATAATTTCTTCCGATCAGTGTTAAGTCACTGGAAGTGGTATCTAATTGACCGTCAATTAAATCTACAAGTAAACTGCCGTCAGTTTTATTCAACCTATAACTCATTATGCTCCTCCAGTATAAATGATGTAGTTTAATGTTAAGTATGGATTCATCACATCCATTGCTTGTCCTGTTGTTCCGTCAATGCCACCTGAACTAGGTAATTGCTGAGCACCATTGGTGTTTGCTAAATCTGGTCCACTTGTTGTTGTTACAGCAGGATCTGTAGAAGCACCTGCAATGTTTCTTCCTGCAAAGAATTGATCACCATTGTTTGCTCTTAAATCGTGTTCGTGTTCTGGAAGGTTTTCTTTTGTAATAGTTTTATCTTCATTACCAGCACCCGATCCCAATGCATCTGCAACGGGCGATGTTACTCTGTCTGCTGAACCTTGTCCTAAACCAGGATTACTCATGTTGTCTTTACCTAGTGGAAATCTACCACGCATGTCTGGTAACTTGAAAACTGAAGAACTGCTTGGAGTTCCAAATTGTGTTCCAATTGCTTGAAACAGTTGATTGTAAACTGATCTTTGCACTTCTGCACCATCACACAACAACCAATCCGAAGGAGCAGTTGCTCCAGCATAAGGCATCATGGATGCTACTGGTGGTGTTGCTATTGAATTAGTAATTGCTCCAACAGTTGTTTTAAAGATTCCTGTTGTTCCTGTTGTTCTATTTAAAATAATTTCATCACTTACTTGACTTGTTGTTGTCAATGTTTGATTACCTATAAAAGAATTGTTAATGCTTGTTGTAAAAGTTTTAGTTGTTCCTTCAAACTGTCCATCAAACAAAACATCTACTGCTGTAACATCGCCTG